GCCCATTGGCTGGAGGCCCTGCACAACGGGGGACAGGTCCATGGGCTCCTGCGCGCCCGCGGCCTGCATCTGCTGCATCTCATTCAAGACCGCCAGCATCGCGCCAATAAATTCAGGGTCGTACTCAGGGGGCATGTCCCCCTCATCGAGGACCCCCGCTTCGAGCATCTTTTGGAGTAGGTTTTTGTAGTCGCCAGGATGTTGGCTGACATATTCAAAGACCTGGATGAGCGCGTCAAGCTGCTGGGGTGTCAGCTGAAGGTTGCCGATGTTCTGTCGCAGGGCCTCCTTCAGAGCGGCTTGCTCCCCGGGATTGACCCTCCCAAGGGCTGTTTGCGCGGCGTCATACGAGTCAGCGCTCGTCACGGTCGGCTGCTGCACTGGAGGCTGTTCGCCCTGCATGCCCGTGCCCTGAGGCAGGGCCATGATTCCTTCATCTGCCATGATAGTCCTTTCCAATTTTTGCCAGTAGCCGCAAGGGCCGCGCGCCGGGAAAGGACGCGTTAATAGCTGCAATTATCCATCAAAAGACCGGACTTTGTCCAATCATTACGACCTGTCCACTTCCAAATAGGACAGGTAAAAGTCAGCTGATGCCAGTGAACTGGTGACTTTGATCACGTCGGTTGCCTCCAATATGCAAGGCACACCGCTTAAAACATCCAAGGTCTGGTTCGTGGGCAGTGAATAGACCTTCAGCAAGCAATACGCAGTGGCTGCGCCAAGCGGGTAGACGTTGACCGTCAATGCGGTTGTCGCAGCGTTTCTGTTTGTCACCCGCAAAGAGGACAGCACAGCCGTGTTGGCATCCGGCGCGGTGTAGATCGTGGTTTCAGTCGCGGCCGCCGGGGTCAGGAATTTCCGAAGGTATTTGTTTGCCATGATCAGCTCGCCGATACAAAGTTGATGGTGAGAATCACCGACGGTATGGCAGGGCGCGTGGGGCTTGTGCCAGCGGCATAGTTCTCCAAATAGATGTTAAGGCTGTCCGCCCACCAGGCGATCTCCAGGTAGTCGTTAATCGGGTCATCTACAGTGAAGATACCTGTGATTGCTGGAACTATATGAGACCAGATACTGGCGCTTTTACGAGCAGGCACATCAAAGCGGGTGTTGCTCAACGGGTAGTTGACACCGGTGTCCTTAGCCCACACTTCAAACTCACCCGCGGTATTGCTGCGGTTTGTTACCTGCAGGGTGAAAGTCACCAGATACTGGCCCGCGCAGGGAACCTTGATCCGTGAGCCGCTCTCCACGGAGATGCCGTTGGAGAACGCAGGGGCAAAGGTGAGCAGGTTCTCCGCCGTGATGCTGGCGTTTGTCTGATCCTGGTCCGAGATCATCATTGCCTGGGGCAAGAGGATGCCGTTGCTGTTCTGGAACCCGCGGATACCACCAGCAAACCCGCCTCCCGCTCCGCTGCCCATGGCCATCCACGTGGCCGCGCCAGCGGTGTTCTCGCTGGTGACAGGCGTGTAGGTGGTGTTGAGTTGCAGGATGACCTGCTCAAGCGAGCGCACAAGCTGGTTGAACTGCTGCGGGTCGTAGCCCGACTGAGTTGCGTTGGGCAGGCGGACGTTGGCGATTTTGCTCATGTCTGGGGTTCCCAGTGAGCAAGTTCAAGCTGCCGTCTTGCAGCAACAGCGTCTTCCAAGGTCACACAAACCGAAGAGTAGTAGCGCCTTCCCTGCGCCGTGATATTGGCCAGCCATTTTTGATAAGCAGGCAAATACACAACCCCCCGATGTCCTGTAATAGAGGTTTTACGCCGGGAGTTGACTGACTGCACGTGCCCAGATGCCCAGCGACAGTTATTCTTAAAATACCCAAGGTTGTTTTCAATCCGGTCTAGTGTCTGGCCTTCTCCAGGCTCTCCCATGTCAAACACAAATCGAACATATTCTTGCCACTCCGGGCAGACGGTAATCCCCCGCGCCCCGTAGCGAACGTAGTCCTTATCCTTCGGGTTTTGACACCTTCTTATCATGGCCCGCCACGTGTTGTAGGAAGAACGATTCCATCCCCCATGTCGTGTAATTTTTTCTAGGTGGTAGCAGCCACAAGACTGCGTATTTCCTGTAGCAAGACTGCCGGAAGGAATAACAACCTCTTTACCGCAATCACACAGGCAGCGCCACAGGCGTTTCTTATTCGCGTTCACTCCGGCGTCTGCGACCACAGACAAACGCCCGTAGCACATACCGATTCGATTGATAAATTTGCCCATGGCCCAATTATACATTCATCTATTGCCATCAGGTTGGAGGTCCACGCGCATTGTGCCAAAGCGCCAGAAGCTGCTTATCTCATCGCTTTCGATCCGCAACTGCACCTGCCTGCCCCGCGCGCGCGTGCTGACGAACTCTGTGCCGGGTGCAATGACATATGGGTCCAAGGAGCTGGGGACCGCGGTGGCCTGTGGATAGGCCCGCAAGCGCAACTGCACAGAGATGTTGCCCACCTGGCGCTTGAAGTCGGGGATAAATTTCTGCATGAGCAGCATCTGATCCCCGTCACCAATATCAAAGTAGCCTGAGTACACAAAGGCGTCAATTGCAGACCCGTTAGCGTCCACTCCGGTCTCTTGGCTGTACAGCTGGCTGCGGCCCGCTGTGAGGCCGTAAATTGTGCTGATGGTGCTGGCAGTATCCGTGGGACTGTACTCACTGGCCGTGGGCTTCTCAAAGGTACTGGCATCTGTCCAAGCCGTGCGCGCCATTGTGCCAATAGACCAGACGTTTTCCAGGTAGTTGTAGGTCACAAACCGGTTGACGTAGTTACTGTCCGATGTGGCGTAAAACCACGACACCTCGTTGAACTGGGAGTTTATCCCTGCAGATACTGAAGTGGACTGGATAAGGTTGATGTCTCCGAACACGTAATCCTGCACCGTGCAGGCCAGCTTTTTAACGGTGCCGTCAAACATGTAAATCGCATCACTGCCCATCCAATACGCCACACCGTTAACGTCCACAGCCGCATGGGGGCCAATGACCCCGCAATTGGCCCCTAACTGCTGGAAGCCAAAAGTGTAGGGCGGACCGAGGTACTGTTGGCCATGCAGGGAGGTGTCCGTCCAAATGAGGATTTGGCCACGTGAGCGCAAGGCTGTGCGAATTTCGTTTCCGTCAGCCAGGCGCTGCCCGCCCGCGGTATTGGTTGCTGTGGCCACAAAGTCGCCGATGTTCTCTTGATCTGAAAACCGCACAAACATAGGGTCCTGGGTGGTTGGACTGCCCAAGGTGGTCTCAGTGCCAAAACACACCAGGTGCCTGTCCGGGGTGGAGATCAGCGCATACTTGCTTTTGGTCGGAGCGCCGGCAATGGCCGTGGCCCGCGTGGCAAGGCCCGTGCTGGGTAACCACTCATAAATGCCGCCATCAACCAGTTGAAGGATGAGGTTTTCTCCATAGGAGTCAAACTGCCAGACCCGCGCAAACAGGGAAAGCGCAGCGGAAGGAGGACGGGGCGTGCCCCAGGTGCTAAAACCCCATGTGCCGGTGCCCCAGCCAAAGTCCACAAAACTTATGTCGCTGCCGGTGTTGAGCTGATAGGCGGCGGTTGCCGTTCCAACCGTGGATGCCGTGGAGGTTGCGGCAGCTGGCGAAATAACGGTGTAGGTGTTGGCATTGGGGACAAATTGAATTTCAAATTCATTGTTCAAAGAGGCATTGGGTATGCCGCCCGGGTTGCCTGTGGTGGCGCTTATGGTGACAAAGTCCCCTGCAATTGCGCCGTGAGCAGTGTCGTTAACGGTCACCGTGGTGCTGCCACTGACGGTGGTAAAAGTGACGGAGTTTGTGTCGCGGATGGGAGTGATATCGGCCCATGTGCCTCCGTAAAAGGCATAGACCTTGCGGTTGGTCCCAATGGCCGCATAGGGCTCGCCGCCCAGTCCATTCCAGGTAAAAATCTCGCTGACAGCCCCTACAAAATTAACGGCAGTTTCATCGAAGTCCGTCCACCCACCTAGTTTTTCCGGCAGGCCGTAGCGGAACCGGACGTAGTCGCTGTCCACCCAGCCGCCTTCCGCACCGTACTCGGTGTTCTGCTTGTCAACGCCTGGCTTGAAGGGGAGTCGTAACAATGCCATTATCGGAACCCTGCTGTTTTCTTTGCAATTGTTTTAGGCTGCTTTACAAACTGTTTTCCGGCGGCTTTTCCGGCGCGCTTGGCTCTGGTTGTTGCTGCGTACTCAGCAGGGCTGAGACTCTTGATTGCGGCCTCGGGAAGGTATCGCTCCCCCGTCTTGCTCGACGGTTTACCGGACTTGGTGCGCCATTTCTGGTCGCCCCAACTTTTGAGTGACTGCTGCGGCGCTTTCATGTCAGTCTCTGTACCCGCCACCTGCAGCTTTATATTTCTTGGCGACCAATTGTGCTTTTCTCGCGGACCACTGCCCTGCGCCTGTGCCTTGCGTGGCAGCTGCTTTTACTTGAGACACAATCCGCTTGCGCAACTCAGGTTTAGTG